TATCCTGACAGCGAGGCGTTCCACCGACCCCAAAACGGCCGAGTGGGACGCCTTCGTCATGCCACCCACGCACACTGGCGCGCACACCAACAAGGGACCACAGGTCACCACCTAACAGGCACCGGCCAGCAGCGTGGGACAACCACCGGGAGGCAACGTGGACCGTTGCGGACTCTGCCCCCAACGAGCAGTCACCGCATGGTGGCTCGCAGGATGGCGCCTCGAGCGGTCACTGTGCGCCCACCACTCACGGTCACGCGAGGACGCCATGACCGCGGCAGGCTGGCAGCTAGTCATCGACGACAGGGAACACCAACCCGCGTGAACTGGCACACCGTCCCCGACGACCAGTTACCCGCCAACGTCTGCCCGCAATGCCGGCGACAACTACCCGTCGACCGGATGCCACACCGCGCCTACGGGTGCGACGGGTTCAGCCACCAAGCACCGCGGCGACCTCGTCAGCGACCTCCTGAGACGGCGCGTTAACGAACCACCCATCACCCGCCGCGAACCCACTGTCACCCGCCCACGTGTCACGCCACTCCTCCATAGCGGCACGGTCAGACCACGACTGCAACGCCATCCCCATACCGTCACCAGACTCGTGACCCTCCGGCAAAGTGCACACCACCTTGTCGAACCCCGCCATGTCAGTGATGACCTCCCCGTCACACTCCACCCCCAGCTCGGCCTCCACCTGGGATGCCAGGGCGGGAAGGTCAGCCGGGGTAGTCGACTCAGGTAGGCCCCCGTCATCACCGCCACCGCAAGCAGTGAGCAGCAGGGCAAACGGGACCACATAGAACAAACGCTTCATAGTGGGAACAGAGTAGCGATGCCCTCCCCAGATACACCCCGCCGCACAAACACCCGCGCCATCCGGGAACGCAACCGCCGGATACTCAACGCCTCCGACATCTGCTGGCTCTGCGGCCACCCAGGATCAGACGCGGTCGACCACAAGGTCGCGTGGGTCGAGTGCGTACGCCAAGGCATCGACCCTGACGTGCCCACCAACCTCGCACCAGCACACCACAAGGCTCCGTGCGCGACGTGCGGCATCAAATGCAACAGGGTCAAGTCAGACAAACCGATCGCGCCAGTCATGCGACGCACGCCCGGCATCGTCCGACCGACTTGACCCCAGGGGAGGAGCCCCCTCGACCGGCCGCCCGGCCTGTTCTCGGCATACGGCCAATATCCCCCCGTCTACCCCCCGCCCTATACAGGAGGTCGAGGTGAGCGAGAAGTCGCAGCTCGATCACCTGCGGGACATGGTGAAGGGCGCTGAGGAGCGGATGTCGTCGCCGTCGTGTTCGGACCAGAACTACGCCGTGCTGGGCCGGATGCGTGCCGACCTGCTGGACAAGATCGAGGCGCTCGACCCGTCGGAGAAGGCGAAGCCCAAGACGGCCCTGAGCGAGTTCGAGGAGAAGATGCGTGAGCGTCAGTCAAGATCCTCGGGTAAGGGTTCCAAGCGCACCACCGGTTGACACCTATGCTGACCTGGCTGCAACTCTGGCGTCAGAGTATGGGTTGACGCCGGACCCGTGGCAGCAGATCGTCCTCGACGAGTGGCTTGCGGTGAAGAACGGCAAGTGGGCGTCGCTGACGTGTGGCCTGTCGGTTAGCCGGCAGAACGGGAAGAACGCGCTGATCGAGGTGCGCGAACTGTTCGGGCTGGTCGGCCGTGGCGAGAAGATCCTCCACACGGCGCACGAGATCAAGACGGCGCGCAAGGCGTTCTTGCGGTTGCAGCACTTCTTCGGGAAGTCGAAGAACGACCCTGGCGCGAAGTTCCCTGAGCTCAACGCGCTCGTGGAGTCGGTGCGGAACGTGAACGGCCAGGAGGCGATCTTCCTGACCAATGGTGGGTCGGTCGAGGTGATCGCCCGTACCGCGTCGTCGGGTCGTGGGTTCACGGTCGACGTGCTCGTCATGGACGAGGCGCAGGAGATGACCGACGCGGACATCGAGGCTCTGATGCCGACGACGAGTGCGGCGCCGTTGGGTGATCCGCAGTGGATCTTCACGGGCACACCTCCCGGCCCGTCGGCTCGCGGTGAGGTGTTCTCGCGGGTCCGTGCCGATGCGATGTCGTCCAAGTCGTCGCGGATGTCGTGGCTCGAGTGGTCGGCTGACCCGGACGCTGACCTTGACGACCATGCGGCGTGGTGGCAGGCAAACCCGGCGTTGTTGACTGGCCGGCTGCAAATGTCGGTCATCGAGGGCGAGCGGGGCACGTACTCCGACGATGGGTTCTCGCGTGAGCGCCTGGGGCGTTGGTCGGTCGAGGGTCACCGCGGGATCATCCCGTCGGAGGCGTGGCAGAGCGCGGAGGACGACAAGTCGGTCCCTGTGGACCGGTTCGCGCTCGGGCTCGAGGTTGGGCCTGACCTGTCGTGGGCGTCGGTGGCGCTCGCGGGGCAGCGCGAGGACCAGGCGTGGCATGTGGCGCTCGAGGCGGACCAGCACACGCATGGCCGCGGCGTCGAGTGGGTCATTCCGTATGTGTCGGCGCTTGTGGAGGCGAACCCGCAGCTGCGGACGGTCGTGGTCGATGTTGCTGGGCCGGTTGTGTCGTTGTTGGACAAGCGTGGGCAGGTGTGGTTCTTCAAGGGCACGAAGGTTCGGGCGCAACCGATCAAGGTGGCCGAGCTTGGGTCGACCTGTTCGTCGCTGCTCGCGTCGGTAGTCACGGGCGGGTTGAAGCACCTGGGGCAGCCGCAGTTGTCCGCGGCGGCCCTGTCTGCCGGCAAACGGAACCTTGGTGACACGGGCATGTGGGTGTGGTCACGCAGGTCCGCGACTTCTGACATCACGCCTATCCAGGCGGTGACCCTGGCCCTACATGGGGCACAGACCGAGAACGTGAAACGACCGGCGACGCCGAAAACTAGCGGAAGGGTGGTGGTCATGTGAGCATCGCGCCCGCATTCCTGACCCTGCTGCTGCCGAACGACGACGAGCGGTCGCAGATCGACCGGTTGGTCGCCCGTCTGTCCGCGTATGGGCCGGCGAACCTGCTGCATGAGTCGTTCTACGAGGGCACGTTCCAGGCTGAGCTGTTCGGGTTCTCGATCCCGCCGAACATGGCTGACCTTGGGGCCGTGGCCGGGTGGGGCGGCACCGTGGTCGACGTTCTCGACGAGCGCCTCGACTGGCTCGGGTGGCGTTCCGACGGCGACTCGCTCGGGCTCCAAGAGGTTTACGCGGAGAACCAGCTCGGTGTCGAGTCGAGCATGGCGCACCTCGACGCGTTGATCTACGGCACGTCGTTCGTCGCTGTCGGGACGGGCAACGAGGGTGAGCCGTCGCCGATCGTGACGGTGCAGTCGCCGTGGACGATGACGGCTGAGTGGGACCGTCGTTCGCGGCGTGTGTCGCAGGCGTTGTCGGTGGTGACGGAGCAGGGCCGGGTGGTTGAGGTGACCCGGTACACCCCGAACGAGACGACGACGTACACCGCTGCGGATGGTGGCGCGTGGCGTGTGCTGGACCGTGACGAGCACAACCTTGGTCGTGTCCCGATTGTGCAGATGCCGAACCGGATGCGCGCCTCTGACGTGTCTGGTCGTTCGGAGATCACCCCGGCTGTCCGGTATTACACGGAGGCGGCGGTGCGGACGCTCACGGGCATGGAGGTACACCGGGAGTTCTACCAGGCGCCGCAGCGGTACGCGATGAACGTGGACCCGGACAAGTTCGTTGACGCGAACGGGAACCGGGTGAGCCCGTGGAACTCGATTCAGGGGCGTGTGTGGGCGATCCCGCCGAATGAGGATGGGACTGCGGAGCCGTCGGTGGGTCAGTTCACTCCTGCGTCGCCGGCGCCGTACATCGACCAGGTGAAGAACTTGGCGACGATGCTCGCGTCTGAGGCTGGGCTGCCGGTGTCGTACCTGGGGTACGCGACGGACAACCCGGCGTCGGCTGATGCGATCCGTGCGGGTGAGGCGCGCCTGGTGAAGCGTGCTGAGCGTCGGCAGACGGTGTTTGGGGCGGCGTGGATGGAGGTTGCGCGGCTGGCTCTGCTGGTGCGTGACGGCGAGGTGCCGCCTGACTTCTCTGAGGTGTCGTCTCGGTGGCGTGACCCGTCGACCCCTACCCGTGCTGCGGCGGCGGATGAGGCTGTGAAGCTGGTCGGTGCTGGCGTGTTGACGCCGGACTCGACGGTGACGTATGACCGGATCGGGTTGGACCCGGACGAGCAGCGGCAGGTGTCCGCTGACAAGCGCCGGTCGGGTGGTGGCGCGGTTCTTGAGGCCGCGCTCGAGCGTGCGAACCTGACGCCGCCGTCTGAGGGCTGACCGTGCGCTCTGAGGCGCAGCAGCAGGCCGCGTTGCGCGCCTTGTACGACCTCGCCAAGCGTGAGATCGCTGACGCGCTACGCCTGGTCGACCCTGGTGACGCAGCAGCGGTCGCGGATGTCATCTACACGTTCGTCCCGGTGATCGCGGAACGGTACGGGCTCGCGGCCGGCGCTTTGGCCGCGGACTGGTACGACGAGCTCCGTGACGCCGCCGAGGTGTCCGGTTACTTCCGGGCGTCCCCGGCGGAACTGCCCGACGCGGGCAGGTACGAGGCGCTCGCAGGTTGGGCGGCGACCAAGGACGATGTCGAGGCGCTCGTCATTGGTGGTGTGCAGCGGATCATCGCGAACGCGCACCGGGAGACGGTGATGCGGTCGGCGTTCGCGGACCCTCGAGCGGAGGGTTGGGCACGGTTCGCCCGCGGCGCTGAGACGTGCGGGTTCTGTTACATGCTCACGTCGCGGGGCGCGGTGTACACGGACAAGACGGCCACGTTCGGCGCGCACGATTCGTGCGACTGCGGTGCCGGCCCGATCTGGAAGGGCGACCGTCGCGCCGTGGACACCTACCGCAAGTCCGTGCGTCGCCGTTCCGAGTCGACCACTGCCGCGGACAACGCCCGCGCCCGCGAGTGGATCGCGGAACACCTTTAGACCAACCCCGTTCGGGGTAGGCCCGCCCAGGCGGCGGGTTTCCATTGCCCAGGAGGCAGAGCACCATGTCCGAGATCGACCCCGACAAGGCCACCGAGCAGCCCCAGGAGGGCGGCCAGGAGCAGCCTGAGACGTTCGACGCCGACTACGTCGCGAAGCTCCGCAAGGAAGCCGCGAAGTACCGCAACGAGGCCAAGGCCAACGCGGAGGCGGCGAAGCGTCTCGCTGAGTACGAGGACGCGCAGAAGTCCGCCGAGGAACGTGCCGCAGAGCGTGAGGCCGCCGCTGAGAAGCGGATCGCCGAAGCTGAGGCACGCGCCGCCCGTCGTGACATTGCTATCGAGCACCGGCTTTCTCCCGAGGACGCTGCCCTGCTCGACGACCTGACCGACGAGGACGCCATGCAGCGACTCGCGGCCCGGCTGGCCGCCAACGGGGGACCTCGGTCGCCCCGGCCCGACCCGAACCAGGGGAGGGCCGGTGACGGAGTGCTGTCCGCAGAGGACCACTTCGTCGCCTTCGCCAACAAGCACTAGACCGAAAGGAGTCGACTGATGGTCGACTACAACCGGACCTCGAACGGGTCCGCTCTCCCCACCCCTGTTGCGCGGGAGATCATCGAGAACGCCCGTGAGGCGTCGCTGGTGATGCAGAACGCGCAGCGCAAGACCCTCACTGACGGCGCCCACGCCGTCACCATCTCCAACGGTGTCACCGGATCGAAGTTCGTCGAGGAGTCGGCGCGCAAGCCGGTCGGTCAGGCCAGTTGGTCTGAGAAGGTTCTGCGGGCGAAGAAGATCGCGCTCGTGCTGTCCTTCTCGACGGAGTTCATGCGTGACAAGCGTGCGCTGTACCAGGCGCTCGTCAACGACATGCCCCGCGACCTGGCCTACACGTTCGACCGGGCCGTCCTGTTCGGTGTGGGTGCGCCCACGTCGGACGAGTTCGACACGCTCGAGGGGGTCGCCGCGGTCGACTTCACCACCGACCCCTACGGTGGTGCGCTTTCGGCCCTGTCGACCGTCGCCGCGGCCGGTGGGTCCGTCACCAACTGGACCGTCGACGGTGCGGGTGAGATCGCGCTGCTCGGTGCCCGCGACAGCGACGGCAACCCGATCCTGACCGCCGGCATCCAGTCCGGTTCAGTCGGTGGACTGCTGGGTCGCCCGGTGAACCGTCACGGCAACGCCGGCGACGCCACCACCACCCCGCCCACCATCGGCTTCGCGGTCGACTGGTCGGCGATGTACTGGGGCACCGTCGAGGGCATCCAGTACCGGGAGTACGACGGCGCCATCTTCAACGCCGACGGCACCCTCCTGCACGCCGGCGCGCAGGACAACATGGGCTCGGTCATCTGTGAGATCGAGGTCGGCTTCCGCGCCCTCGACACGAACCGGGCCGTCCGGCTCACCGACGGCACCGGCGTCTGATGGCCCGCGTGAGGCTCCTCGACCGCAATGGCGTGTCGATCGAGCTTGACGAGGGTCACCCGATGGCGTCGCGGCTGTCGAAGCCGAAGGCGTCACGGTCCAGGGCGAAGGCTGACAAGGCCGACGCTGACAAGTCCGACAAGTGATGCGAGAGGGGCGGTCTGAGTGTTCCTGACCCCAGCCGATCTGGCGCCGTTCGCGGACATTGACGAGGCGAAGGCCGCGGCGATGATCGAGGACGTGGAGGCGCGGGCCGCTCAGGCCGCCCCTTGCATCACGACACCGGAGTTTCTGGCGGACGGGCCCCGCACGGGTGCTGTGCGGGCGATTCTTCGGCAGGCGGTGCTTCGGTGGAACGACGCCGGCACGGGTGTGTTCACACAGCTCGGCGCCGGGCCGTACCAGGCGTCGTCGGACAACCGGCAGGAGCGGAAGGCGCTGCTGTGGCCGTCGGAGATTTCCGACCTGCGTGACATCTGCGCGTCGTTCTCTGGCGCCACCGCAGCGGGTGCGTTCGAGCTCGACACCCTGCCTTCCCGTGGTGCCCCTGAGCCGCCGTTGGGGATCACGATGGTGTCTCGGGTGTCTGGGACTACTTACTTCTCGTCCGACCTCGGCTACCTGGACACCCCGTGAGCGCCATCCCGACCCCACACACGGTCCTCGTGCGTGAGCCCACGTCGGGTGGTGAGGACGCGCACGGTAACCCTGTCTCGGGATGGGGTGACCCGTTCGAGTGGGATGTGCACGCGGTCGCGCCGGGTGCGTCTGAGGAGCCGCGGAAGCCGAACCGTGACCTGTCCGTGGTGGCGTGGACGATCTACGCCCCTGCCGGTTACGTCCCTTCCGCTCGCGCTCAGGTGTCCCTCCCGTGGGAGGACGACACCTGGCATGACATCGAGGGTGAACCGGACGACTGGACGAAGGGTCCGTGGCGCAACCCGGTCGCCGGTGTCGTGGTCGAGCTGCGACGGACGGAGGGCTAGACATGGCGAAGCCGAAGATCCGTTGGAACCGTGACGCTTTCCGTCAGATCCGCCTGCTGCCGGAGGTCGCCGCTGACGTGCATGACCGTGCCCGGCGTGTCGCTGAGGCTGCGGGCGAGGGGTATGAGGCATTCCCGACGCAGGATGCCCGGAACCGTTCCCGTGCCGCTGTGGTGACGACGGACATGAAGGCGATCCGTGACAACGCCCGGAACAACACGCTCCTCCGCAACCTGGACGCGGGCCGATGAGTCTCGCACCGCAGGACGTCGAGGGCGCGTTCATCACGATTCTTCGTGCCGCCACTGGCGTGCACGTCTCCACCCGTGTCCCGTCCACACGCCCGTCGAGGCACATCAAGGTCACCCGCGCTGGTGGCACCAGGTGGAACCTCATCACCGAGCGTCCCCTGCTGATCGTTGAGTGCTGGGCGCCCGACTCCGTGGCCGCGTTCGCTCTGGCGTCGCAGGCGTGGGCTGCGCTGAACGACGCGGACGGGTCCGTCGTCAACGGCATCACCCTCGCGCTGGACGACAACTCCCTGTCGGTGCCGATCAACCAACCCGACCCCGACACCACGAACCCCCGCTACCAGTTCACCGTCCAACCGTATGCCCGCCTGCACGAAGGAGCTGCATCATGACCGACGTTCGACGGGTCTACCACCCGACCCTGAACTCCTGGCACGACGTGAAGGCGTCTGACGCCGACAAGTGGAAGAAGGCCGGGTGGCGTCTGACCGCCCCGGACCACGTGGACGAGTCCGACGCCCCGAAGGTCGGTGAGGGCCGCGGCCCGGTGGACATCTCTCGCGAGACGGTCCCGGTCCTCGAGGACACGTCGTCCACCACCACCGGCACGACCGCCACTACGGCGACGACGCCCGGCACCACCGGCACGGGCACCACGCCCTGACCCCCTGTTCCCCCGCTGCAAGCCGCCGCGGGTAGCACAAACACCACCCTCCCTGGCCCGCACTCCTGGAAGGAAACATCATGGCTGCTCCCTCTACGCGCAACGTCGCGGCGGCGAAGCCCAAGGTCGGTGGCGGTGTCTACCGTGCGCCCCTGGGGACCGTGCTGCCGACCGACGCGACCGCCGCTCTCGGCGCCGAGTTCGAGGCGCTCGGGTACATCTCCGAGGCCGGCGTCACCCCGACCCGTGACACGTCGGTCGAGAAGATCAAGGCGTGGGGTGGCGACATCGTCGCGGCCCTGCTGACGGACGAGTCCCGTTCGTTCGAGTTCACGCTGCTGGAGGTGTTCTCCGAGGCGGTGCAGGCGTTCGTGCACGGCGACGAGAACGTCACCGCGACCGCTGCGACGACCACGGCCGGCACGCAGCTCGCTGTCGTCGACAAGGGCGGCAAGCCGGTGCAGCAGGTGCTCGTGTTCGACATGCGCCACGGCGACAAGCGCCGGCGCGTGATCGTGCCCGTCGCGGACCCGACCATCACGGGTGAGGAGGCGTGGACCGACGGCAGCCTGTCGGCTTACACCGTCACCGTGGAGGCGATCAAGGACGACTCGGGTGCTCGCGTGTACGAGTACCTGGAGAACGACGACCGCGCTGCTGCCTGACAGACCACCGGGGGTGGGTTTCCTCGCGGGCCGCCCACCCCCGGTGTTTCACCCCTTGGCCCGCAGCCCGCGAATGAAAGGCCCGCGAACATGCCTGCACCCGCAAGTGCTAAGAAGCCCCAGGACCGTAAGCCGAAGGCGACCGACGCCCCGGACCACCGCACCGTCACCGTTGCCGGCAAGGACTGGACCGTCTCGACCGAAGCCCTCGACGACTTCGAGCTCCTCGACGACCTCGGTGAGCTGGAGGACGGCAACGCCGCCCGACTGCCGAGCATCATGAAGCGGCTCCTCGGTGACGACTACAGGGCCGCGCTCGACTCGATCCGCGACGAGAACACGAAGCGTGTCTCTATCGAGGCCGGCGGTGACTTCGTCAAGGCGATCCTGGAGGGTCTGAACCCAAACTCCTGACGCTCGCGGCGGTGCTTCGGCACCACCGCGGGCCTCTCTCGGCTGACCTGCGCCGCTTCTACCACTGCAACCTCACCGACGTTCTCGCCGGTGAGGTTGCGTCGTTGGAGGACGTTGCGGCGTGGGTTGCGCACTTGCCCACGGACGCGGCGGTGTTCCGTGACGCCGAACCGGGTCGGATGGCTCACACGCACGACGTGGAGTTGCTGCGCCGGATCGAGTTCTGGTTGCAGGGCATCCGTGGCGTGAGGCACCCGGAGGCGTACGAGTTCCCGTGGGAGGACGACGACCGCCCCGGTTTCCGTGGTGACGCGATGACGACTGACGAGGCTGACGAGTTCCTTGGTTGGGGGCTCCACGCCGTCTAACCCGTGATGTGGAGGTGGCCTGTGGCCGTCGAGCTTGCTACCGCGTACATCTCCATCGTCCCGGAGACGTCGAAGATCGCCCCTGGCATCAACAAGGCGATGGGCGGTGCTGAGGCGGGCGCTGAGAAGCGTGGCAGGGGCATCGGTGGGAAGCTCGCCGGTGGTCTTGCCGCGGCTGCGAAGGCGGGGATGGCGGCCACTGGTGCTGCTGTCGCTGCCGGGTTCGGTACGGCGCTGGTCAAGGGTTTCGGTCGGCTGAAGGCGATCGAGGCTGCTGAGGCGAAACTGGCTGGCCTGGGTCACAGCGCGGACTCTGTGGCGACGATCATGGGGAACGCGTCGGCTGCGGTGAAGGGCACCGCGTTCGGGCTTGGTGACGCCGCGTCTGCTGCTGCGTCGGCGGTGGCGTCGGGTGTGAAGCCGGGCAAGGATCTTGAGCGCACCCTGAAGCTGGTTGGTGACGCGGCGGCGATCGCTGGTGCCGACTACGGCGACATGGCGGCGATCTTCAACAAGGTCAGCGCGGGCGGCATCATCCAGGGCGAGGAACTGGCGCAGCTCGGCGACCGCGGCATCCCGATCCTGCAACTGCTCGCGGACGAGCTCGGGGTGTCGGCGCTCGAGGTGAAGAAGCTTGCCTCCGAGGGCAAGGTCGACTTCGAGACGTTCCAGAACGCCATGGAAAAGGGCATGGGCGGCGCGGCCCTTGAGTCCGGTAAGACATTCCAGGGCGCGATGAACAACGTCGGTGCGGCGTTGGGTCGTCTGGGCGCGAACCTGCTCAGTGGTGTGTTCCCGAAGATCGCGCCGATGTTGCAGAACGTCATCGGGTGGCTCGACAACCTGATGCCGGTGGCGGAGAAGGTTGGCAAGTTCGTCGGCGATGCGCTGTCGACGTTGGGTGAGAAGGTTGGCGGGTTCTTCCGTGGCCTCAAGGGCGACGTCGAGGTCATGGACCAGTCTGCCCGGCCGTTGCTGGAACTGTTCGGCCTCGGTGTCCGTGCGCTGATCGAGGCGTTCAAGGACGGCGACGTCACCTCTGACGGCTTCATCGGAAAAATGGAGCAGGTCGGCGTGTTCGCCCGGCTGGCGTTCGACTATATCCGCAACACGGCGATCCCGGCTGTGCAGGGTTTCATTGAGCAGTTCCGCAACGGTGAGGGTGCGGGTGGGAAGTTCCGCGACATCCTCCAGGGCGTCTACAACGTCGGCAAGCAGGCGTTCACGTGGATCCGTGACGAGGGTCTGCCGGCGTTGCAGGCGCTCGGTGACTTCATCCTGAACACGCTGTGGCCGGACATCAAGGCCGCGATCATCGACCGGGTTTGGCCTGCGATGGTCGAGCTGGGCAAGGTCATCAAGCGGCAGTGGGAAGTCGTCATCCAGCCGGCGTTGAAGGCGTTGTGGTCGTTCATCAAGAACGTCCTGGCTCCGTTCCTGGTGGCGTTCTACCACGAGGGTGTGAAGCCGACGTTCGACCTGATCGGTAAGGCGATCTCGGGGGCGTGGACGCACGTCATCAAGCCGACGTGGACGCGGATGCAGGACGGTCTCGGCACCCTGATCCGCCGGTTCACGACGGCGCGTGATGACATCAAGGCCCGGTGGGATCGTGTGGCCGGGATCGTGTCTGAGGGTTGGGACAAGGTCAAGCGGATTTTCGACCGGTTCAAGGATGGGCTGTCGTCGCTGCGTGACCGGTTCCGTGCGGCCCGTGACGGCATCCGTGACGTGTGGCGTGGCCTGTCCAACATCATTGCGCGCCCGATCAACGCGGTCATCGACAAGATCAACGGGTTCCTGTCGGGGTTGAAGTCTGCCCTGAACAAGATCCCTGGTGTGGCGTTGACGGGGTCGTGGGCTATCCGCAAGATCATCCTTGACACGGCGTCGGGGACGGTTGGTGGTGGCGCGAACGTTGCGCTCGCGTCGGGTGGTCGCGTGCCCGGTTGGTCTCCGCATGACCGGGCGGACAACATCCCCGCGATGCTGACGGCGGGTGAGTATGTCCTGCCGGTGAAGGCGACCCGTTCGCTGATGCAGCGGTTCGGCCCTGGCTTCCTCGAGTCGCTGCGTCGTGGCCTGCCGGGGTACGCCTCCGGTGGCATGATTGGCGGCCGGGGTCGCACTGGTGGCGCTCTGGACCGGGCGTGGGAGGCCGCGGTCGACCTGTGGAACCGGGGCAAGTCGTGGGTCAAGGACTTGTTCGACCGGCTCATGCCGAACTTCGGTGGGTCGTGGGCTGGCCTGGCGGCGAAGGGCGCCATCGGGTCGATCGACTTGCAGAAGGTCGCGGACCTGTTGACGCAGCGGTCGCAGCGTGAGCTCGGTGGTTCCGCGAACGCGCAGATGGTTGGGTCGCAGCGGATCAACTACCCCGGTCACCCGTATGGGTGGGCGTCGCGTGGTTTGCCGTGGCAGACGATTTGGTCGCTGATCCAGGCTGTCGCGCCCGAGGCTCGGATGACGAGCAACTACCGTCCGGGCAGCATCACCGCGTCGGGTATCCCGTCTCTGCATGGCATGGGCCGTGCGGTGGACATCGTGTCGGGGAACATGGCGGCGACGTTCGCGAAGATCGCCGGGCTGCTCCCCTGGTCGCAGCTTTACTACAGCCCGATGGGTGGCCGGCAGATCGGTTACCGGGACGCTGCGGTTCATCGGATGCACTTCGACCACATTCACGCGGCGCTTGCTGACGGTGGCTTGGTGGCTCCGATCTTTGATCGTGGCGGGACGTTGGCGCCGGGTCTGAACCTGATCAATAACCAGACGGGTGGGCCTGAGCCTCTGCGCAACGCGGACCTGCCGCTCGAGCTGGGTGAGGCGACCTTGTCCCGGTTGGAGTCGATGCAGCGTCGTGTGGCTATCGAGGCCGTCCGTGAAGAGATGCGACTGGGCAGGATGGGGGCGCGCTGATGGCGATTAGCTGGGGTTCGTACAAGTCGGTTGGTGGCCCGGTCAACTTCCGTGCGGGTATCGACATCACGTACTCCCCGACGACGGTCACCGCTTCGACGACGTCGGTGACGGTGACGACGCGGGTCTACCTGGGCGCGTCCGGTAGTGCGTTCGCGTCGGGCGGTTCGTACTCGGTGTCGGGGTCCGACTCCGGTAGTGGGTCGCAGGTGTCGTGGTCGATCTCCGGTAGTGGCGGGTCGGACCTGATCGCGACGTTGACGGAGACGGTGACCCTGAACGTGGGGTCGACCAAGTCGTTCACGATCAACGCGACGATCCGCCCGTCGGGTTCGTGGCCCGGCAGTGTGTCGCACTCGCGCACGATCACCCTGCCGGCCCGTCCTGGCAACCCGCCGGCGCCGGTGGGTTCGCTGTCGGTGGCGCGTGTGTCCGACAGTCGGCAGAACCTCACGTGGACGGTGAGCTCGACGTCGACGGCTCCGGTGTCGTCGGTCGAGATCCGTCGCATGGACCAGGTCAAGTCCTATGTGACGATCGCGCAGCCGACGGGCGCTGTGACGTCGTACGCGGACCGGTCGACCACGTCGAACCGGCACTACCGGTACGCCGTCCGCACCCGCAACTCCGCGGGTGCGTCGGACTGGCGGTATGTGGAGATCGACACGACCCCGTCGGTGCCTGGTGCGCCGTCGGTGAAGCGGCTCCCGTCGGGGTCGATCCTCATCACGCACAACTCGATGTCGGACATGGCTTCCCACTGGGAGGTGTATGTCGCGACGGGTGTGCCGAACTGGTCTACCGCGACCCTGATCGCGGCGGTGCCGGTCGGGACGCTCACGTACGAGTATGTGTCGCCGGACCCTGGGTTGGATCACACGTTCGCGTTGCGGGCGCGGTCTGCGTCGCCGGTGCTGCGGTCTGCGTTGTCGGCTCCGTCGCGGACGATCAACATCATCGCGGCACCGTACGCGCCGACGATCACCGCCCCTGACGCGGCCGATGTCACCGACGAGATCACCCTGTTCTGGGAGCACAACCCGTCGGACACGACCGACCAGACCGCCTATGAGATCCGGTGGCGGTTCCCCGGTGGCGCGTGGACGAACATCTACGAGTCCGGTGAGACGACCGCTCACACGCTCCTGCCTGACGAAGTTGCCATGTGGGAGAACGGCAACACGATCGAGTGGCAGGTCCGCACGTGGGGTGCGCACATCGACGCCTCGCCGTGGTCGACGG